TTATTTTAAATCTACTTTAATGGGAAGTTCCCAACGGCGTCTATTAAATGTCACGGTTCCATCAATGTTTATTGGTAATTGATTGCCGTTGTAGTCGAAAACCTTTAAGACTTTACCGCCTTTGCTTACCTCAGCAAGCAAATTACACGTGTGCTCAAGCTTTCCAACTTCTGTGACCATAATCATTAATTGCTGCATGATAAAACCTCGAGAGAATACAGTTGAGAATAATTTTGCTCAAAATGTGCAATTATCCAGATTATTGAGCAAATAATTGCACATTAATAAAGGATCTTACTCAAGAGCCTTCACAATCGCACCGTGTCTTGCTTTGCAATCATTATATTTTGCAACTGTATCAACTGACCAGATCATTAAATCTTTACCAGTTGTGCCCTCAATTTCATTTAAATTTGGGCACGGCTGAATGAGATTAGCTGGTATTACCGGCTTTGATAAGATCGTTGATTTGCTGCATGCCATCAGCGTCAACACAAGCAGACTTATAAACAGGACGCTCCACGATCTTTTGCACTTCACGCTCAATATATTCGACTTTGGTGTTTTGCTCTGCTTTGACTTTTTCATAGTCTGCGCTCACTTTATTGATCTGATTTTGCTTTTCCGCAAGTGCTTTTAAATTCTTGCGCTCAATCTCTTGGATCTGAGATTGAAACTTTTGTTCAGCTTCTTTTAGCTTACCAGTTTTGTAATTGAGTACGGCCAAAGATATGGCCAATAAAAAAGCGAGAAACACAATAATGATTTCTCGCCAATATTTAGCAGCAAATACAATCCACATCACTGCGCTCCTATACATTTAGCATGTCTTTCAAGCTGTCTAGTCCAGACGCCATAGCATCCATTTTTACGAATAGAGCAATCGCGCTTTGCAACGTACTTATATTTAAGTAATGAGTCGCAAGCCGCTTTATATTGACCAGCCTTCAAATGCTTAAGCATTGAAGATTTTGCGAATGTTGGCACACCGTACTGATATGAAAAATCAAGGTAAATGTCATATTCAGTTTGTGATAATTTCACGCCCTTCAATGAATCTTTAAATACCACTTCACGTTTAGCCACATCATTTCGCAACCACTTATCTGCGGTCGCACGTGTAATTGGTGGATCTGTCATTTTTACGGGTGAGCCATCTGGTTTGAATGTTGAACCATAGCCCTGTGTTGGCCGATCACCTTTAACAGGAATTACTGGCTTTGATGTAAACCCTTCATCGTTTTTTACGCCCACAAAAAAAGCAGCCGAAGCTGCTAAGAATGCGGCGACATATTTAGTCTTGTTTGACATTACAGTCACCTTTTAGCTTTTCGATCCGAAGTTCATACTCAGCCTTTCTTAATTTATGCTCGACTCTCTCACGGCGATTACGGGCTATTGCAAAATAGATTTGAATAATTAAACCTAAAGCCGCGATAAACAAACCACCCCACGCAATAACATCAATTTTTGCTATAAAGCCGATAAATGACCCCACTCCAGTAGTTGCTGTTACTTTTTGCGTTATTGTTGCTGCACCAACCCCGAATGCAGACTGGGTTTCAGACATTTTATTTCTCCAGAAATAGGCAATAAAAAAGCACCCAATTGGGTGCTATAAAGAACTTATTGAATCAATCCCTTAAGACCAACTCATCATTTTTGATTAAATACTTATTTGGTGATACTTGATGATCCACTTCTAAAAACTGCTGCCCCTCTTCAAGATGAATTGTTTCAACTAGAAATACAGGGCATTCAATTAAGTTTTGGATTTCACCAGTTTCAACCTCATAGACTGCAAAATATGCCATTACTTCCTCATTGTCATTGCATGAATATAGCGTTGTGACACATTCATGGAACCACCAGCAACAACTCTCAATTGCAATTTGAATGTCCCCGCTATCCCTGTTGAATCGTGTCTTGAAATATTAATTGTTCCAGCACTACGTGAATTCCCCTGTACGGTAATGTTATGTGTATGGGCGCCTCCTTCCGACATTGTTACATTACCACTCAAACTAATACTGTGGCTGTGTGACCCACTGTTGTTTGTGTTGCCATTAGCACTAAATGAATGGCTATGGAATGTACCACCCGCATTAGTAGAACCAGTTGTTCCACTTACATTGTAGCTATGGCTATGTGAACCATCTTGCCCGGTATTACCTGAGACATTTACAGTTGAACCATTGTGATTGTGTGAACCGTTTGCATCAGTAATTAAAGCAACTGAATTATGCTCAATAAAATGAACTTCCAGATCCTCAAAAACGACTTGATCATTTTTGAGAACTCGGCAATAGACCTGCTGTTTCGGACTGTAGCCAGTAAAACTAAAGACAGCGCCAAAAGTTAAAACCGTATGCCCCATATCTGACGGTACATTTAACGTCTGAATAGTGACATATTCAGTATCAACACCCACTGAAATTTCAGCAAATGCTGATACTGGAACAGTTACAGCATTATCAGCAATCTTTAAAGTATCAACTGCAAGATCAGCAATTTTACCTCTCGTCACCGCAACATTATCAATCTGAGCACTTCCAACTGCTAAATCTGCAATCTTACCGCGCTCCACCGCCAAGTCTTTAATATGGGACGTATCAACGGATTGATAATCCATGAATGCGGCTTTCAAATAAGCAGCTGGAGGAAAAACAGTTCCCGTTAATGGATCGGTAAATGAAGTGGTACGGAAAATAAATGGATATGAAACAGTGCCATTACTACCGTTTCCGATTGCAATAGAATCAAAGTTAAAAATAAACTGAGACTCTACGCCATCATTGGCACCACCCCAGCCTGCAATTTTGCCATTCACATCAAGCTTAATGAACTTTTGTGCATACAGCCCGTTTACCGATTTAGTAACCTCTTGAACAGCAGCTTTATTGCCGTTCAGATCAGTCTGAACCGTATCTGTTCGAATTGCTTGTGCTAGATCACTTTCAATACGTGCTGATTGTTCAGACCAGACACCCGCATAACCTCCTTCATTACCTACCAAGTCAGACTCAGAGCCAATTAGTGGTGGGTTAATTTGCGCATAGACACCATCAAGTCTGATCGTTTGAGCAACAATCTTATTATCGACATCTTTAATGTCTGACTTAACTTGAACAATGTCACCAGTAGTTGCTTTGTCTTTCAACTCAATATTGATGTTCTTGATAGCTTCAATATTTGCTGACGATTGATCAACACCAATTTTTGCTGTATCTCGAACCAATGCAAGAGCACTGTCATTACTTGCAATATAAGCATCAATCTTTTGAATTGTTGCTTTGTCGCCTTCAATTCGTGCTTCGACCTCTTGTCGCGCATAAGCTTGTAAATTACCCAATTCTGCATTGGTCGAATCAACTCGCTTACTTACAGCAAGATCACCTTCAATACGTGCAGACTGTTCAGACCAGACGCCAGCATAACCGCCATCATTGCCAATAAGATCAGAATCTGAGCCAATCAAAGGCGGATTGAGTTGAGCGTAAACACCATCAATTCTGGTTGTTTGAGCAATGATTTTCTTATCAACTTCCTTGACGTCAGATTTAACTTGCTCAAGCGCACCGGTACTTACCGTGTCTTCTAAAGCAATATTAATTGATTTAATTGACTCGGCATTTGCTGCTGACTGTTCAACTGCTGTTTTTGCTGATTCACGCACAGTGGCTAAAGCAGTGTCATTACTAGCAATATAAGTATCAATCTTTTGAACTGTTACTTTATCGCCCTCAATTCGCGCCTCCACCTCTTGCCGTGCGTAAGCACGTAAATCATCAATTTCAACAACTGTCGTATCAATGCGTTTACTTAGTGCAAGATCACCTTCAATTATTGCTGATTGAACAGACCATGTACCCGCAAAACCCTGATCATTACCAATCAAATCTGATTCAGAGCCAATCAATGGCGGATTAAGCTGTGCATAAACACCATCGGTTTTTTCAGCAACAAGTGAAAGATCATTTGCAACAACTTTAATGTCCTGCTGAACTGCTGCAATACCATCTTCACTTGATTTCTTGACTGTTTCTACAACTTCAAGAACACTTTCATCACCATCAATAATTTGTTGAGATAAACCATCTTTGGCTTGTTGAATAGCGTTCTGGCGATCAATGACTTCTTGCTCAATCTGGTCTTTGGTTGCTTTAACCTCCGCTTGTCTGTCTCTAACTTCCTGCGCTATTTGATCTTTCGTATTTTTAATATCTTGAAGAATACCCGGAATTTGAGCATCAATATTTTCAATATGATCGATCTTAGTTTGTAAGTCTTGACTCAGTTCTGTTTCAGAAATTTTACCTTCTAAAATTTCTAAAATTTCAGAAGCATCAGCAGAAGTTGTTGCACTTGTCCAGCCAGACCAAGGGCCAATATTACCTATCCGGTCAATCAAGCGTCCACGATAGAATTGCGTCAGATTTGGCTGCAAGCCTTGAATCGTATGAGTCGTTGTTGGATAAGCGAATAAGCCTAATTGAGCAATGTTGCTTGTTCCGTCTGGTGAAACTTGAATCTCGGTATAAGCAGTATCAAGTGCGCCAGTTGCAGGAAAACCCCAATTTAGGCGCATACCAAACAAAATACCTGTTGCTTGGATGAACGCTAAAGCTGGTGGCAAACCTTGCTTGCCATTAAGCTTAGTGACAACTGAATAAGTCGGTAAAGATGAAATATCCGAAGCATTAACCGCTGTAACTTTTGCTTGATAGTTACCAGCATAAATACCCGGCACCTCAATTGAATTATTACCCGTGATTGGTAATTTAAGCCAACTCCCATCATCCTTGCGCCATTCAACCTGATACTTAACCGCACCTTTTGCTTGTGTCCAAGACACAACCATAGTGGCAACATTAATACCTTGATCTACCCGATCTTCGCTTGTAATAACAATATTTGAAACTGGTTCTTGAATATTGGGATTAACAATTGAAATTGGCACATCGATATAATGAGCACCATGATCGATTGCATCAAACTTTTTCGGATTGTACTCAAGCGCAGTAATAGTAAATTGATGTGAATCACTTTGAACTACTGACAAAACCCTAAATTTAAGCGTTGCCAAATCTTGAGCATCAATAACCCAAACGTTTTGAGGTGCAATTTCATCAAAAGCCACAGTAACAGTTATGACTCGGCCTGTAATTGATTGAACAATACGAGTTTGAGCTTTCCCGTTTTCACCATTAATTACTAGACGGTCCCCCGCTATTGCAACAACGTCATCACGATCAAGAGCAATGCTTTTTCTATCTGCTGAAATTGCTGAAATGCGGCCACCGTTAGCACGACCTGCAAATAAATGGTCAGCAATTTCAATTACTCTACCCGGCAGAGGGATGTGCCCATCTAAGCCAACTTTAAATGTCACAGTTCGTGTTTCAAGTTGTTCAGACTTTAAAGCCCACAGTCCTGCTCGTTGTGCTTGTCCGCGTGATGTACAGCCCCAAGCATCAAGTTCAAGCAAGCGAACTTGACGCATTTCAGAAATAGCTTTTTCATCGCGAACAAATTCATATTCAGTTTTATAATGGTTAGCTGGGTTATCCCAAGCTACTTTTACTGCATTATGTCTATCCCGTGCGCGTGTACCGTTATAGTCCAGTTCTCCAATAATATTTGCGCGGGTATATGTGAAATAGGTATCTTGTGGAATATCAGCATCACAAACAATACTATCCCCATCCCAATAAGTTATTGCCCTAAATACCCCTGCTAATTTTGTAAGAATGCTATAAGCATCTTCGGCACTCTGAAGATAAACATTACATGTGAAACGTGGTTCTTGGCCGCCCAACCCGTCTGGCACTAACTCATCACAATATTGGGCTAAACGGTATAAAGACCATTTATCAATCATTCCATCTGTAATTCGTTCACCAATTCCATAGCGCTTAGATGTGCAAAGATCATAGTAAATCCATGCCGGGTTATTTGAATATGCGCGTTTAAAAGTACCATCCCACATGCCAACATATTCGCGAGTTTCAGTGTTGTAGTTCGTTGGGACTTTAATTTTTACGCCCTTCAAATCAACCGCTAATTTTGCAACTGAGCCACCAAAGGTTTCGGCATCGTATTGCAGTGAAACTAATGCTGTATTTGGATAGCGTAATTTCGCATCAATTACCTCAGTGACAGCCTTAACATACATTTTGTCGCTGATATATTCAGACGTTGAATTTGGCGTGATACGGCGAACACGAACAAGCCAGCCTGAATCGGCTTTGGGTAAGTCGATACGATGTGGACGCTCATAGTTATCAGAGGTTTTATCTGAAATTTTTGCTCTTAATACTTCTGACCATGCACCGCCATCAGTTTGCAAATCCACAGCGTACTCAATTGTATAGCCAGTAACATCGCCCGTTGTTGGGTCTTGGTTGCGTAGAGGTCCCCAACGTAATCGTAATCTAACAGCATCAAGATCAAGGTTATTAAAAGAACGTACCCAAGGTGTAGATGATTTAAGCTCTACGTCAATCGGGATTTCATTTTCAACTGCAGGGAAGCCTTCAATGTATTCTTGATCGTTTGTTCCGGATCTAAAATTAACAGTAACGTTTTCAAAGTTCTTGTTGCCGTTTTCATCTTGCAACGGAGTATCTTCAAGCAAAATTGATTGATAGCCGTTTGCTAATCCTTCGACCTCACCCTCCGCTAGACCAATCAACTCTTTTATATAAGTTTTAGATTGTGCGGAGTCTGGTGCAACTACTGGTTGTCTTGGTTGCTGGCTTCCCTTTTTTGCGCCTTTTACCATCGCTGTCATATCAAATCCCACGCAATAAAAAAGGCGCTAAAAAGCGCCTAAAATCTAATAAAATTTACATCTGATCTTCTGGATATTGACCAGCACTTAAAACGAAGCCGCCGACTTCGCGTCTACCATAGAGAATCGGTACTGGATAACCTTGAGCGGCTGTTGTAACCGCACTACCAAAACCAAAGTTTGCTCGGTTCCCGTCTTGATTTTGATTTTGAGTAGTGGGGGCTTTTGGCATGAGCATTGATGCAACCCCTCCCATAGCCATGCCTGCACCTGCACCAATTAATGCCATACCTGTTGCGGTGGTAGCACCAAAGGTGAAATAACCAGCCACCATCATGACAACACCCAATACAAGTTGCAAAACCCCATTATTGCCACCAGCCCCCATTACACGCGGGACGATATGAATAGTGTCTGCTTCAGTATTCATGTCTAGCTGCTCTTCACCGATATTGTCACCAGTGATTACGCGCTTGGTTTCATGGTCATAAATTGCTGGTCGCTTCTTGCCACGCTTATTGCCTGAACCTTTGCCTTTAAGAAAAATTGCAAAAGCCAACCCTTGCTCATGGGCATGTGTCATGAAGTGTTCAAAGCCAGCGATCTGAACTGATAAAGCACGCATGGCTTCACGCGTATTTGCGACATCGAGCTTAAATTCACTACCAAACTTTTGCCCTAGAATGCCGTATAACTTAATTGTTTTTAACATCTCGGTGCCTTAAGATTTTTACAGTCTTTTCTGACCATTGCCGACCATAAATTTCGCGAATTGATTTTCTACCATGTAACTGGTGCAGAATTAATGTATTGCCTATACAGGGTTCTGTTACTTCCGATTTAAATTCTCCTTTATCGCCCAACCAAATAACACAATGATTTGGGTGTTCAGTACGTGGAATCCGACAAATCAACATATCCCCATACTGCGGTGTATCGACTTCATAAAATCCGGCCTTCGGAAAGTTATCGATCAATATTGACGGATGATTCTTGTCTTCCCACCAACCATCTTTACGCTCGAAATCCATCAGCTCTACACCCAATTCACGACTATAAAAATCACGAACCAATGCATAACAATCCTGATAATGATGAATATAGTTTCTTCCGACCAATGGAGCGCGATAGCCACAAGGCTCGTAAACTTGCAAATCAAGATCCGGATAGGAGCAAATGACCCATGGCTTTTTATGTAGTTCAATTTGGATACGATCTAAATCAGTAGCTCTGGTAGTGCCATCTGGATGCGAATGAACATAAGCTTGAATTTCACCCTGATTTTCTGCAGACACGAGATCTTCAGGGTCGATTTCAAAATTAGTTGTTTTATCCTGTTTAATAATGCCATTTTGATCATAAATTGTTGGGGCAATATTTGTGCATGGTAAATATTTACCGCCAACAATTAACCCACAACATTCTTCCGGATAACATTTTTCTGCATGGGCCATGATTGCTTTTTTAATTTTTGCTGTCAGTTTCATAAGACCTCACAACATGCTTGAAGCTGGAAACCCGCCAAAAGGTAAAGGCTTGTTTTTACCAAATCGACATTCACAACCAGATAATCTGTACGAGCAACGATCTAAAGCAGGGTTGTCTGTTGGCTCATCTTTCTCAGTAAACATTGCAGCCCCGGTGTACCCACACTCTTCACCGCGATATTCCCAACTACAATAAGAAGTAATTTGGCGAACTGGAATTTTCAAGCCTTCAAAATCAATCGGGTTAGACAGCTCAAAAGTTACTTGCTGAGCATTTTCCGATGTCTTTTGCTCTATAAACCAAGTTTGTTCTTTAGACTCGTTTGATGCTGAAAGATTGCCTGCTGTGAAGTTTTCAGCATCTAGATATTTAGCCAAAGTAGTAATAACTTTTAGCTTTGCACCTGCAAAATCTTTAAATTGCAGACAATAAGCAGAAACAGCATGTTGAATACCGTTAATATTGTTTGCCATTGTCAATGTCGGCGCTGAAGCTTTACCTGTTGAACTCATTTCAAGGCCACTTACTTCGAGTGCCATTGGCTCAAATACTTGACCTTGCCAAATAATATTGCGGTTCCATACTTTCTGATCACCAGCATCAAAGACTTTACCAATGCTGCCTGTATCTGCACCGATCAATCCATCTGAGCCAATTGAAGAGTAGATCTTCTCCCAGTCTTGAAAAGAAATGTGGCCATGAAAACGCAAGATGCCAGCTCCAAGAGAGCTGGCATCTAGTTCATACAAATGGATTAATCCATCTACATATAACTTTTGAAAATCACTATTCAGACTCATGAATTACCTCGTCATAAATAGGATTTCCGTCTTTGTCCATAACTTGAACATCGTCAAAAACTGGATTTCCTTCACTATCAACCGCCTGTACCCATTCAAGAACTGGCTCACCTGCTTCATTCATAACAGGTTGTTTAGTAAGAGTTGCCATTCCAGATGAATCGGTCACTAGATAAGTTTCTTTTTTCTGGAAAGGTTTTCCATCTACCATTACAACTTTACCTTCATCATCAATGAGTTCAGTTAAGCGGGTCATGAAGGTTGGTTGCATTGAATATTTAATTTGCTGAACCATGCGTGGTTTTCTTTCAGTACGCAATATTGGGATTACTTTTGGCTTTTTGATTTCATTTAAACGAATATCAATCCAACGTGGTTCACCGTTTACATTACTTGGAATATCAATAGGGGCTTCTAGATTTGCAACAATGTCGCCTTCATCATTTAGCGTTTTCTTAAAAGTTTTAATTTCAAGATCACCATTTCCTAGCGTTTGATATTCAACTGCACAAATCTTGTTGCCGTGTGTATCAGTCGGAATTTCTATCCACCAACCTTCTTTTGCAAAACCTGACGATCCTTTTATCAGATAATGACCTACATCGATTTTTTCAAAAGTAATCGGTTGTTCGGTAGCCTCATCATTAAGTTCAATTTTTTCAGCAAATAATTTAATAATTGGCGATGCAGCTTTTATAAAACCATTACTATCAACTGTTGTGATACCAGTGTGCCACAAATCGACTAATTGCAACGGATAAGCATCACCTCCAAGTCCATGGACAGCAAAAATTCGTTTATCTGTAGTTGACCCACCAATAGCAAAAAAACCACCACCGTTAAGACTTGAAACTACATAAGATGCATAATTTGGAATAATCTTTCCATTAATATCTACACCTTGGGTATTATTAAAATAAAAAGCTGACTTACCAGTATGGAAACTTCCAAATCCATTAACACCACCAGTATAAGTTATTGAATTACTGCCCAAACCATATGCACCAACTTCCATCACATTCCCAGCAGCAGTACCCACATATCGGCTAGCTGCATGAGTGTTGTTTGTAAAGTTTTCATTCATTTTTGCGCCGGTAGAGCGGAATGTATCGCCACCTGCACCAGTAGGTGCCGTACCTAAATTTACAGTTTGAATTGTCATTTTCTTACTCGCATAAAAAAGCCCCTAAAAAGGGGCTTCAAAAGGGTTTAAATTAAGGGTAAAAAACTTGGGTGAATGTCGTTGAGATTTGCCAAACATCGCCACCTAAACAACGGGGTTGATATTCTCCAGCTTTAACTCTGACTTCACCGTCTAATGGCGAATCCCATAGAAACGACTCAGCGCCTTTATGCTGATCGAAGAATGCTTTGATTTGCATAATTTCGTATTTATTTGCTGTCCGTGAATATTGCCAAGTACCTGTTCGGTTATTGATTCCTATCGAGACATTTTGCTCATACCCATCACCAAACTTAGATGACAAAGTATTAAAGCTCTGTGAACCTGAGTTACCTTCTAAGTCTTGGCACCAAGTGAATTTACGATTACTCATCTTTTTTTGACCACTCAACTTTCATACTTACCGGACTATCTTTAAAACGTTTTTTGCAACTTTCTAGATCCTTCGTATCTTGATCTGGAGCCAATAAACCTGCCCGCCTACTTTCACGAACTGCCCATTCTTTTACATGTTTGTTTAGTAGCTCTGCAGCTTTAGAACTCTTAGATTCCTTTCGAAAAATGAGTGTGAGCGCCAAACCAAATACAAAACCTGTTGCATATGCAATATGATTAGACTTAATCAAACTTAAACTTATGTAAAAAACTGCAGTTATCAAAAAAAGCAAAGAGGAATGCCATAAAATATCTTTTCATATTCTCACTTCCTGAAAAGCAATAAACCCACTCAGTAAAGTGGGTTTATTTGGGTTAAAGTGGTTAAACTTGGGTAATTAACGTCTTACAAGATTAAATAAGACACCGCCTTGACGACTTTCACGTCTAGCCCATGCATCCATTGCATTATTCAGAGATTCAGCAATTTGCTTTTGCCCTTGTGTATTGACGCTTGCAGATCCATCAGCAAACGTAATTTGCTGACTAATTTGTACATTGCCCTCACTAGACCCGTTTTGACGATTATTTAAATAATTCGTCAAATCTTTGTTCTGTTGAGGGTTTAGTACACGTTCACCACCATCTAAAAGCCATGTGCCTTCACGCGGGATATTGTCTATACCGTTATGAGCCATACCTGCAATAGTCTGACCTGCAATCATTCCGACATTTGCCATTCCCATGCCTAGCACCAAAGTGGCAGCCGTCTGCTTGCTAATCACATCAAGATACCATGGGCTTGCAAGAATCTGGTTGTATGCCTGAAAAGCATTAATAGTGGCAGAAGCAATTGCAAATGACTGTTGAGCAAGATACATTGCCTTATAGATGCCAGACTGTTCGCCTGCTGCATCTTTAACAATGCCTGTCATATTAGACCAATAACTAGATAATTGACCCGTTAAACTGCTTAATTGACTTAATTGTGAGTCGTAAAGTGATCTATTTAGATCCATTTCATCTTGAGCATACTTTTTATCTAAGTCTGCTTTTGCTTTCAAAAACTGTTCACGAGCAGCCAATAATTGAGCGTTACGCTCACTCTCATTTTCAATCAATTTAATGCCAGACACTTCATCATTATATGATTGATTCAAGCTACTAAAATCAGATGAATATTGATTTTGTAAAGCCCATTTTTGAGCATTTATCGGGTCCTCTCGTTCCAACATAGATTGTCTCGAGATTAACCCAGATTGAAACACGCTGTCAGAAGCTTGGTTTAAAGTTTCAAAAATTGCATAATCCTTAGATTTTGCCATCTCTTCGCGAACACGTTTACTTAAACTATAAGTTTGAAGTATTTCTTCACGTTCACGTTGGTAACGCTTCACAACAATTTCAGTCTGGTTTAGATAACCCTCAAACGCCGACTGAATTTGTGCATCTTCTTCGCGTTTTACGGCAGCAATTTCAACTTGTTTTTGACGCTCAAGAGCAGCTTTAATCTCTAAAGCTTTTTTCGATTTCCCGTACTCATACTCGGCATTAGAGTCGATTAACTCTTTTTGTCGATCAAAGTTTTGTTCAATCTGCTTGATTCGATCAGTTTCAAAAGCAAAGTACTGGTTGTACTCTTCCTTTTTATCAGACTCAAGTTTTGCAATTTGAGCGGCATATAAAGCATTCTCTTGAGCCAATTTTTCCTTTAACTGTGGTGTTCCAGCATAGGCGAAGGTAATCTTTTCAATATTATCTTGATGCTCTTTTGCAAGTCGTTGAGCTTCGGTGTAATACCGTGCGTTAACTTCTTTTCTTGCCTCATCAATAGCCTGTTGAGACTCGGCAGCTTTGTTGATTAATTCAAGTTGATCTGCCTGTGTAGGCATTAAAATTGAATTGTCTACAGTAGATTTTCCAGATACTCCGGCGAACCATTTTTGGAAACCGGGTACGTAACCAGCAACCTCTTTGCGCTTGCTATCTGATAGACCACCTTTCAAATAGGTTCTTAAGCCACCTGCACCTGCATTGTAGGCCATTAAGGCTTTTGCACGATCACCAAAATCTTGGTAGTGTTTTTGCAAGTCTTTAGCCGCTGCTGTTGCAACTTCTTCAATCGAACTTTTGGCATTAAGTCCATATTGCTTTCTAAACACACTCGTTGTTTGGAAAAGACCTGTTGCCCCAGTATGACTTTTTGCTCCAGCATTCGCCCCAGACTCTTGAAGAATCAAGGCTGCTAATGTTCCAGCAGGCAAACCATACAAACTTTCAATCTGAGCAAAATTATTTGCCTTAGCAATACCTTGTGCACGAGCAATTGCCTCTAACTCAGCTTTCCCAAAAGTATAGTTTTTAAGATTAAAATTTTCCCGAGCAGCCATTAAAACGTCATTTGGCAAAGGTGCTTTAAAAGCATTTTCTCCATTTGTTGCGACTTGTGCATCTGCATAAACATTAGCTTTATCTACACTTACCCCCTCTCTTACAAGTGTCTTTATATACCCTTCTCTAAGTACATCTTGTTTAGCTTGGGTAATGTATTCACGTTGTTTTTGTGTCAGTGATTGCCATGCCTTAGTAGAGTCTTTGACAGCTTTTGCTTGAGCTTGCTGTGATTTAGTTGTCTCATCAGTAACATCTTTAACTAATTTTTGGATCTCTTTTTGACGATCTATAGAGTTATTTGCAGCATTAATTTTTGTATCTAATTCAGCAACAAACTTAAGTGTACTCTCACTAACCAAGCCTTGTTTTTGAAGCTCCGCAAAAGCATTCTTAGCTTCATCCCCACCTTGTTTTAAGCTAGCAAGGTACGCTTGAATCGCTGTAAATTGCTTAATATCACCTTGAACTTTCAAGTCGTTTTCAAATTGTTCTAACGCTGTAAGAAGACTTTTTAGTTCTTTGGTTTGTTTTTCAACCTCCTCACTTGCCTCAATACCTTTTATAGCTAACTGTGCTGCGGTAAAGCTTTTATATTTTTGTCGAAGTTCACTAAGTGCTAAACCTTGCTCTTCAAATGCACTTGTTGCATCTTGAGTGTGTTTGGTCATCAATAAATATGCACCACCAGCTACAGCAATTTGTGTTGCTAACATTGCCAATCCAGCAGGACCACCAAGTAAAGCCATGACTCCAGCTGTAGCGCCAGCAGATCTTGCAAAGCTTGCTAAGCCCACGCCCGCACGAACTGCAAAAATAGCAGTTTGCCCAAGTTGATATGTAGCGACAACCAAAGCAGGAACAAATCTAGTTGCAATGCCAGCAGATACGGCAATAGTTACCGCTTTAATATCATCCCAATTCTCTATAACTGTTTCGATAGCAGGAACAACATTATTTACAAGTCTTGCCTCGACTCCCTGCCATTGTAAATCCATTAATTGAAGGTTTTCTCTTGCTTGAGCTAGGCTTTTAACCAAATCATCAGACATGATTGCACCAGCTTTTTCAGCCGCGTCACCCCATTTTTTAAATCCTTCACCACCATTTTCTAGCAATGGTATAAGTAAAGAAGAATCTGAAATGATTGCTTCCATGTAGAATTTCATATCATTGGTAGAGGCTCCAGCTTTTTCCAATGAGTTATAAAATAGTTGAAGTGCTTCTGGACCGGACAGCTTTTGAAACTGTTGAATCGTTACACCAACTTTAGGGGCTATATTGGTGAAAAAGTCAGCTAAAGGCCCACCACCTGTTTGCTGAAAATCGCCTATACGATCCTGCATGTCTTTCATTTTGTCTGCAAAAGATTCCAATGAAATTCCAGCAGTTTCTGCCCCTTTGGCGTAATACTGAAATTCACGCACTGAAGCATTCGCAAGTTTTGAAAACTTTTGAATATCATTTCCAGTCTGAATAACTTGATCACTAAAATTAACAAGCTGAGCCACTGAAAGACCAGACACTGCTCCACCTAAAGCACTAACAGCTATAGCCGCAATATTTAAAGAATTGGCAATCCCTTGACTTGATGCTCGTGCTTGTCGTTCAGCTTTGCTTAATGGCTCGGAAAAGCTTGCAGTCTGAACAACCAAGTCCAAAGTTAATCTGCCAAGTGAATTTGTAGCCATTTCTTTTCTCCAGGCATAAAAAAACCCACTCTAAGAGTGGGCAATATTTCAAGTAAAACTGACTATGGAATTGCTTTATTCAATTTACCAAGAGTCATTATTGTTGCTGGTGCTAAGTGTTTTTTCAAAATCATTCGATAAAGAATCAAATCTATTAAGCATCAACTTATAAGTAATAGGGTCATCAATTGGCGTGTTACCAAATCTCGCGTAACCGTAATTACTGAATTTTAGACGTGCTCTTTTATCTTTTAGATCAATTGTTAAATTAAAAGATATTTTAGCTTGGGAGTAACCATTACATTGCATTTTACTTACTGTTGAATCACATAATGGCGAAGCAATTCCACGAATAATTAATTGCCCTTCTTCTGGGCTTTCATACTGAATTACGTCTTGAGCTGAATTAAAGTTATTTGCTACCCATTTTTTGGAGTTTTTAAAAAGATTACTTTTGTCTCCATTCAAATTTTCAATAATCCTTACATGCTCAGTTGTGTAAAAAGTTCTAGCTTGGACCTGACTGGTTACAATTAAAAAATAGCTTAAAAAAGCAGTAAAAATAACTTTTTTCATAAACACACCGTTTTTTAAATTTTAATCAATTTAACAAAACGGTGTGTGAATGTCACATAACCCATATTAATACAGGTTAATCACTGGCAATTTTTTCAAGAGAATCGAAAACTGACTCTTCTTCAGGTGGTTGCTCATGAGGCATATAAATATAAGGATCCACTTTAGTGCCCTCTCTCACTTTAAAGCCTGTGTAGAGAGCCATCCAGCTTCCAAAGCTTTGCTCTAAACGGCGACCAAAGAAAAGAGAGCCATATTTTTGACGATAGGCTCTCCACTCCATCAACTCTTTATGACTAATGTTTAATTCGGCTTCTGCTAAAGTGCTTCCACCGATTCCATTGAGGACGAGTTCAATGAGGAGTTCTCTGTCTGCAAGCTCTTCTTCCGAGACTTTCCCAAAAAATTATTAACTTCATCAGCAGCAGCATACATAGCATTTATTAAACTAGGCTCTGCTTTATAGATGTCATTAACACTTGAGAAAAAAGGTGTTCCCTTTTGATCTGAGCAAATTGAACCAAGTAATTGAGCAGCTTGCATGTGAGTTGAGTCGATTTTCTTAACCTTTGAATCCTCAAGATTCTCATAATTAAGATCCCATTCAATTGCTTTGGATGCCTCGCGACTTTCCTTGAAGTTCATTTTTTTGACAAAAATATCAGCTTCAAGCTCAACAACTTCGCCAAGTTCAAGATTTGGGTTTTCTGTTAGTTCCTTAAGTGACTTGATATTACATTCAGTCACCTCAACTAACCACTTTACAGTTTTTAAAATAGGAGCATTTAAAGAAGTTATACTTTTCTTCAATGCTGTAGTTGATATCTTAGCCATTATGGTGTCACCGTGCGTTTAGTCTTAGTCACTTTTGAAGTTCGGACTAAGGTATATGAATAACCAAGCGCTGCATCAACTTCAATATCGTTCGGGGCTGCATCATTCACATAACCTTTAAACGATAGCCACATACGATCATCTGGCAGATCAATTTCTTTAGTTGTGGCATTATAAGTTGGAGGTGTTTTAGAGTGGCTTGAACCAATATACCAATCCAATTCAATACCTGTTTCTGCTAATTCAGCGAGTTTGTCATGACTTGCGTTTTCATCGTCATAATCAATGTCAAATGAGCCTTCACCCGGATCACGTATACCTCGCAAATATTTTTTTGATTCATCTTCTAGGCAAGTCACATCAATTTTCCCAAATGAGTCTTGACCGAATCCAATTTTTTTCATACAGACAAAGCGATATACTTGTCCATCAATGACAGCATATGCCTGTGTACCTTGTGTTTTAACATTAGCCATTAAGAGCGCTCCTTAATTTTAGGCATAAAAAAGCACCCGAAATGGGTGCTAAGTGAAAATATGGTTTAAGTTTTATTAGCGGCTTACGATCCAGCTAACATCAAAAGAATAGTGGGGCATTCCTGTTACGGGGTCCTTATCTGCCTCGCCATAACGAACCACATAACAATCAAGTTCAATTGCGAAGCGAATTGCTTTTGCAACCTGATCAACAACATCCTCATCAGTTGCATATACATCAATTTGAATAATTGCATTGTCTGAAACAGGACGTGAATCAAGGTTGCTATTTGAATCACCAGAAATTGTTTGCCAAGTAACATACGGTGTTTCTGGCTCATCTGGAGCTAATCCAAACTTCCAGACACGTAAAATATTATCGTTTTCAAGTAGAGCCTTAACCGCTGGATCTGCTCTGGCTAATTTAAAAATTGGAACATCAATCATTAAGCTGCACCTAAAACCACGCTGAGTTCAAAATTAAATACTTGAACAAACTTATCTGTTATCTGTTCAATGTTTTCGTAAAGCGCTGGTCTTAAAAATGGGGTGGCGGGCTGTCTACTTGTACCTAACTCAAGGAATCGCCAGTAAAAGACTCGTCCGTCCGCTTGGTAAGTTTGACCAACACGCCCAGCACGTCTATTTTGAGCGTTGTTTGTATATGGGATACGTGCGCCACCACGCACTCCCACGCGCATAACCAAAGTGTTTTTATTTCTACTCCGGCCATTTTGAACCACAATTTCTTTCCAGATTTTTTCAGGAGTGGTGGGATCATCTAAACGTTTAACTTTTTGACGAGCTGCATCTCTTGCAATGTTCATTGCCTGCCGCATCGCTTTACGGGCAATACGTTTTACAGTCTTGTCATTACCAATTGCCCGCATTCGTCTTAATGCAGGCTCCAAGCCATGTATTTGAGTAGCCATAAATCACCCATTCCATGCTTTATCACCTGTTGCAAGGTTGATAGTTAAATACTCACGACGTGAGTCTGGATCTCGCATTGGGTTCCCATCAATCTTGTAATAGTACCCATCAAAAAGAACCCGCATTGTGCTATCAACTTGTTTTGTAGTGCTGCTATATCGCACTTTTGCACGGGCTTGTATCGAGCTATTGGCTGCTTTGGCAGCAATAACATCCCTTGTTGAAAGATCAGTAACTTCTGCCCAAATTGTTGCAAAATTAGACCATGAGGTGATTAATTTTCCTGTGTTTTGATCTTGGGTTTGGATGGGCTTTTGAATAGTGATGCGGTGTTTAAGCTTTGGAGTAATGCTGGGCATGTTAAACCCCCATTTCTCTAATTGGCTGCAAAATATCCCAATAAGCTTGTGGTTTACCTTCAAGACTTCGGCTGTATTTATATTCAATAAATATTAACCGGGCATTATCTAATTTTTTACAGTCCACAATGTCCGTTTCAGATGTTCGCTCCGACTCGTCCGAAATAATTTTTCGGTCAATATCAGTTGCTATTTCTTCATCTGCTTGGCTAATCCATTCGATAAAGAGTTCATCTTCATCGTTATGATCTACTCGACATTGCAACTTAGCTCGTTCGAGTGTGATCATTTTGAATTATTCCGTCTTGTACCTGGTTTTGGTGGATCAACTTTTGTTTGGTATTCACGTAAAACTTTATTTTCTACCAAATGCCTTACCACGTTTGGATCTGCGGTTCGAATATCGCCCTCTTTGTAGTCTTTATCTCCAAAGTGTGGGCGTAAAACTTCATATTCTTTCATTTTGGCCTCTCTAAATGGGATGGTGACGAACACCACCCCAAAATGAATTAACCACCCGTAGCAGGAGTATAAGAGCCATATACAAGCGATTTAGGCTTATAAACAGCTAATGCGCCACGTGTTTCGGCAAGTAAAGTACGTTTATTAGAGGTGAAATCATCGCCCTGCATACCGATTTGGACAGCAGCACCCCAACGCTCAAAGTATTGGGCAGAAGTATTAAACGCACCTGTTAAGAATTTACCCGCATCCATAGCCGCGGTTTGAACTACAGGCAATCCCCATAATGTCGGAACCGCTTGTGATTGCGGGTTTCCAATGATGTAGTTGCCGTTTGCATCTTTTTGCGTTTCCATGAGTGCCCAGTCGATCGGGTTTAATACATGGCCGTTAGCAAAGTCGTCAGCTAAAACAACTTGAAGCATTGCAAAGCGCAACACATCAAACATATTTGGAGTAGCTGGAGCACCAGCAGGTGGAGCATAAGCGGTTGCTTGAGGGATTAAACCGAGCATGTTGCCATTGGTTCCATCACCAGCAAGGATTTGCTTTTCAAGCTTAATATCTAGGCCATGACGCAAGATGTTATCAATGAAAGACTGCAAAGCCGGTGCATCACTTAACATTTGAGTGGTCGTTTTTAACCAGTGAGCAATTACAACTGCTTTGGCATCTTTATCTTCAAATGTAATTCCAGATTCTGGCTTGTTTGCACCTTCTGCAACTACTGCTGCATTATTGGTGAATTCTTTCATTTGAACATATTCAATGAGATTCCCGCTCATGCTGCCACCCGCCAAAATATCGCGGATTGTAAGACGCATCTGGTTCGGCAACTGCAAACCAAGATTGGTGGCCGGAATAATTTTTCCAACTTCTGTTGTACCAATTGTGTTTTTTAACTCTACACGCTGAATACCACGATACTGCGCCTCAGCAGCATTTTTGTATTCTGTAGTTTCAACAAACTCACCACCCATGGTTTGCTTTTTGGTTTCAACTTCACCATTACCACGGCGTGCAGCTTTCTGCTCCAGTTCTGTCAGTTTGTTTTTAACTTCATTTAACGTAGTTAAAGCTTCGTCCGCTTTATCTTTGGCGCTTTGTGAGATTTCTTCACTTTTTGCTTGTTTGCCTTTGAACTCTTCGGCGATTTCTTTAACTGTATCAACGTGTTTTTGGAACTCTTGAGCGAGTTGTTCTAAAGTTTTTTCAGTCATTGCTGATTCCTCGTAAAATATTTAAGGCATTTGAAATTGATTTCGCTTTTTCGTTTTCACCCTCTGACTCGCTCAAAAGATGACGCAAACCCTTACTAGCGATGACAGTGGCTTGCGTTTTTGAAAATCCTGACTCTCTCAGGAACTTTTCAAATTCTGGTAGGGATGGCAGCTCGCCATCTTGTAATTTGGATTTGACGGAACTGATTAGGGTTTCTGGATTGGAAGGAAAGGCAACAATTGAACCCTCCACCAACTCCAGTTCCAGCAGTTCGCGGATTAGTGAATCTGGATCGCGTCTATAAGACTTGGTGATATAGCCAATGGACATGCCATCAATCGCGCCAACCTTCATCAGCGCATAAGTAGCTTTAGCTCGCGGCACATCGTCAATTAAGAGACGACCTTCTACGTACAACCCTTTTTCGTCTTCACGCATTTCGGTAAAAATTCCGATTGGTTCAGATGGGTTGTGATCCCAAAAGATTGCTGGGTACTTGCCTTTTGCCTTCCACTCTTGAAGAGTTTTGGCAAATGCACCTTTGCGGATGATGTCCCCATGAGAATCAAGGTTGTCAAAAGCAGCTAAGTAGCCAGAAAAAAAGCCACCCTCTTGGGTGGCTTTGATTTCTAAAGTTAGTTTAAGTCTATCCACTGGTTTTCCCTTGATCTTTCAATCCGACCATTTGCATTTGAACCATTAGCTCATCGCCACCCGGTAAAGGCGCCAAGTCTTCTAAATCCCGCACTTCATTACGCGTCATAACACCGTTTTGAATCATGTTTGTGTAGAAACCTGAGCGAGTAGCACTGTCGGCCCGTAATAAGCCTTCAACCGCAAATTTTGGCCGGTACTTGTATTTTTCACTTGGCAAAAACAATCTCTTTGTGATTGTTTGCTCATATCTAACTAATTGAGGGTTAAGCGAATAGGTCAAAAACCCCCTATTAGTCTGCTCAAGACTTGAAGCCCATGAGCTTGCTTTGTTTGTATGACCAATTAACTGAGGAGGAACACCAAAGGCGCGGCATATTTCTTCAATGCCAAAATAACGAGATTCAAGTAACTGGGCATCAACGGGATTGATTCGAATACTATTTGAGCCAGAAAGCTTCATTCCAGCCTCAAGCACCATGTACTTACCAGCATTCTCAGGTTTACTGAACTCACTTAAATGGTTTCTTAGTCTTTCACGCTGCTCTTTAGTTAAAGTTTGCTCCCCAGTTTCAAGGAAGCCCCCAACTTTTAAGCCATTCTTAAACCAGTCCTGAGCTTGGTTGTTTGCATCAAACTGCATTCCAATCGTTTGAGCAAAAAACTGAATAGCAGATAAACCAACAAGCCCATCAAGAGTAAAACCCTTGAAATGCAAGATTTGGTCTTCCGAATAGGTTGTTGTTTTCCCATTTTCAGTGTAATGAAAATCAATCGCTCCCAAATCATTACGTTTTACAACCATACCACTCGGGAAAAGTGGCTCAAGAGCAATTACTTTTCCGCTTGAGTCTTTTGTAATAAGGTTGTATGCATTCCCCCATAAGTCAACACAAGCAACTTGAACTTGCCAAAACTCACTTGCACACATATCGGCATTGGGTGAATCGTGCAAAATACGGTAAAGGTAATGATCAGTAGCAAGACGTTTATTGTTGTCGTACAACTGTAAAGGAAGAGTTGAGATAGTTTCAGCTCTTAATTTTACACACGCCCAGACTGCGGAAAGTTTCAAAGCTGTTTCTGGTGTGACAACCGATCCACCGGGTGACAAATAACTATCAAATGGATAAGACGAATCGCCTTTTTTTAATTGTGTATTTCCAGTCAATCGTGACCAGAAGCGGGACCAAAACCCCGGCTCTTGTGTGGTACTCATGCTATCACGACATCCTCTAAGTATTCGTCAATATCAACGCGATTGGCAGGCTCAGGATTGCTTGACATCAAAGCAACTGCGTTAAATGTGGCAATCAATGGGTCAATCTTCCCAACACCTGATTCTTGCTTGGTTATTCGCATACCATTGCCGACCATCACGACACGGGCATTACCTGCCGCCCAAGTCATTAGCTGTTGTCCAGCATGGTGCAGATTGCCTTCTGCCAATTTGCGCTCAGTAGTAAGGATGTAGGACATGAGTTTGTAGCCTTGTGGCACAGCAAACATGCTTTCCTCTGGAATTCCTGCCTCAAGTAAGCCATCTAAAAGACCGCCTAAGCCCAATGGATCTAGTCCGATCTTATTAAGCTTTCCACTGTCATAAACCTTCTTAGCAATTGCTGCGAGTTGGTCAATGTCATCGCCTATTCGGTCAACAACAGTTAGAGAACCCTCAGACTTGAAGTCTTCATACTTAGGCACATTCTCTTTTCTGCGCTCTAAAGCAATCTTATTTGCCCATGCATGATTCCATAGCCACCAGATACGAGGATCTTCTGTTAAACGACCTAAAGCAGCGAAGCCAAGTAAGTCGTCGAGACCACCGCCATCAATACCCAAAGTAATGACATCGGATAGCTCAATTAGTTGGTCGATTTGGATATCTTTAGCTTGAGCATTCCAATACTCTGCACCCGCCCACCGGTTAGCACGAAGGTTCATGCCGATTTCAATGTTTAAGTGTTTGGCCAAGAAGTCTCTAAGAGATTCTTCACTAGCATCTTTAACTTTGTTAAATTCCGAAATCAGATATTCAAGATCAACCGAAGCACCCAAGTTTGGGTTTGTGATGTAGAAATTTTCAGGTTTTAAATGTTCGCCTGCTTCTACAAGATGCTTAGGGAATTCATAAATAAGTGGTAGAAAACTTTTATCAACTTTAATTCCGTCACGTACATCTCTGGCATAATCTAAAAGCTGCTTAAATACTCCACATGGCACTTCATCCGACATGGTAGACAGATAAATCACACAACCTTCTGGACGAGATGCTAAACCACCCTTTGCTTCACGGAACATTGATTCAGCGTTGGCACGTTTCCCGAATAGCCAGACCTCATCTATCAAAATGATTGAAGCTTTCTTACCAGCTGCAGCGTTAGATTCTGCTGCAATAACTTTAAGTGTTGCTCCGGTACCTAGATGCGTAACTGTTTTTGTGTGCTCAGATACATTAAATCTTTCACTTAATTCTTCATCTGCGCGTATGAAATCCCGGATTGGATTAAATGAGTTATCAGCAACTTCTTTAGTAGGCGCAAGAATAATTAGTTCGGCAGATTGTCGATCATTAAGAATTAATGCAGTAAGCATAATGCCGGCGGCAATCGTAGATTTAGTATTCTTCTTCGAAATCAAAAGAAAGAATTCACGAATTAATCTGCGCTTTGTGCTTGGATCATATGCGCCAAAGATTGCACGAACAAACTCGATCACCCATTCCAATGTGACATCACCCATCTTAGGGCTACCCATCACATCAACAAGAATTAACTCTTTAAAGATACGCTCCGCTACGTCAGCCACTTTGGGGAATAATGGCTTACACGGCATTAACGATTGTTTAGAAACAATACGGGTCGCCCAGTCTGGGCAAGCTGTAGTCCAGTCTGGTAGTTTTGCAGTCATTTAAATGGTCCATGAAAAAACCGCCCGAAGGCGGAATAAATTTGTATGACAGGTTGCGAACCCCTGCTTTAACTACGCTGTTTCGCCCACTGCTAGCGGGTTATTACGTTGGCAGTTGTGGTCCTCCTTCCTCCAACGCACCGTATCGCCTACGGATCCATACAAAACCTTTTATTGATTAACAATCAATTGATAATCTTCTTCGGAAAATCTGGAAAAGCACTTGCGACATTGATAAGTAATCTTCACCAACCTTTCTGTTGCTGGCAACTTTTCAATAGAGTCATGACAGCAAGGGCCATCTTTGATATTTTGAATAGTGATAGTTTCACCACTTACGGTTTCGTATTCTAGACTTTGCATGCAAAGTTCCTCTTAATAGTTAGCTTGGCAACTGATTGTCCAATGTGGCGTATTTTCCTGTTCTGGTCGCTTCCTTTGCCTTGTCTTGTTTAGTTTCTTTTTTGCCTTTTTCCGCAACCTTCCCGTGTTTATAAGGCAATGCTGCAATTGCTGCTTGCATTCTAAGTGGCAGCTTGTTGCCATTGAAGTTCATGACCTTAATTAAAAAATCTAAAGGATCATCACCTTCAAATTGAAATTCCTCAATAGGGTTTTCATCTTCACCACTATTTTCGGGTGTATCTTTAGGTTTAACTTTTGGTGAATTAGATGTTAAAGAGCGCCCTTCTTTTTGGGCCTTTAACATTTCAATATAGACAATAATTTCAGGATCTTTTGCTAACCTAGCACCTGCGGCGGATGCAGTTTTTTCCGCATAACCTGCTGAAATTGCTGCTTCTTTATTTGTCTTGCCGTCAACAATGGCAAGAGCAAATTTTTCCATTTTCTCTGTTAATGCCATTGCTCTACCTTTAACTTGATTTTAACTTTTTGCTTTAACTTTTTCTGAGAGGGAATTTTTTTGTGCGTGCGATGGGGGGCGGTGTCCAACGGCGAAGGGCTTGGAAGTTTTGACATCCCCCCTGCCTGCTGGATTTTTTGCATCATTATGGTGCTTCCTGAACATGTTCAAGAATCTTCTTCTTGCCATCGTCATTCACAACACAACAAATCAAACTACCGCTTCGCATATACAACATAGCGTTATAAATGTATTGGCTGTAATCTTTCTGTCCATTCCAATTAAAAACGGCGCCTTCAAGGCCCTGTGGATCAAAGTAGATGTCAGAGCCTTTGTCTGCATCTTTCACATGAACTAGTTTTGAAGTCATTCAGCCATCCTCTTCTAAATACTTTTGAACCAACTCATCATCATTCATTGCCGGCTCTCCTGTTGGGTTTTCTTTTTATGGCATGGAACACAAAGAGACTGGAGGTTTGATTCATCATCCGTTCCACCTCTTGCCACATTCACAATATGGTCAAGCTCTAAGTCTTTAGTGACGATGCCACAACATTGACAGGTCCACTCATCACGTAAATGGATCTTGGCTTTAAGACGGCGCCACGGACGGCCACCACGACCAGAACCCCAATTGTTTTGTTTAGAGTTCTTCTGGCTTTGTGCGGGTGCCTGTAGCGTCTGTAACTTGTTCTTGAATGTTTGGAGTTTCATTTAAGTTTACTCGCGCATCTACACCATTAAGTAAGTCAATTGATATCCAATCGATATCTAAACCCTTGCGTTGATATTCTTGGATCAATCTAACTAAACGGAGTTCCAATTGTTTACGCTGGACTTCTGGAGTTTCTGGCTCAATAATTAAATGCGGCTGTTCAAGACCATCTAATCCATAAAACCCCAAGCGATTATTAATAATGCTCTTCTGAATCATCTTGCTCACCTTTGGAATCTGGAACGGTGCGAACAATACCCTGTTCATCTTTCACCAGCCCTGTTACTGGTGGAATGATTGTTGAATGAGAAGGGTTGTTTTTAAGGAACTCCGTTAAAGCATCGTTCTTAGGCGGCTTTAAAACTCTCTCACCTTTATCAACCAAGAAAGTCCCTTCCATTGGTACATTCGCTACACCAGCTATTGAAAGCCCTGTTACTTCTGGACGGTGTTTGCGTTCAATGAGCACCTTCTCGTCTTGTAGTTGCTGGATTTCCTTTTCAATCTCATCCAAGCGGTTGTATTCTTGGTCACGTTTAATAACCTCAACATCTGCAAGCAATGCATTAATTTGCTCTTGATTAGATGGGTACACTTCAATGATTGCTTTCCACGGCGAATCAACTTCTGCTACTAAAGTGATTTTGTGGACACATCGTAGGTACTCGCCATTATCAAGCAATATTTTTGTACCCTGTGCTTTAGTAATGTTGGAGTCATCTTTAGGCGGTATAACCGATACAATTCTAGGCATTGATATTCATCCTTATAAAGTCACCAAAATAGGCTGATCTTAGAAATTGCTTTATTGACTCAACAAGTTCACAAATGCTATTGCATTCAACTTCTAATGCTCCACACCTTACGGCGATAGGAAAGCTATAGTTATTGAAGTCAAATTTAAGAGGTGACAGTTGTTTAACTTCCGGTTCAGACAAATCAAATAAAATGAAATTTCTGTTAGTTGCTTTTGCAGCTACTGAATTCAACTCTTGTAAAATGCTTTGAACCTCAGCCTTTATTCTTTCACTATCCGCTGCTTTCTGAAGCCCAATCTCTACTGCCTCTTGAAAGCTAATACATTCACTTGTGCTCATAACATCACCCATCTAGTGATCCTGACCGTTGTGCCGGTTCACTATCTTCAAGCATTAATAGAACTTCGGATAACTGAGCGGATTGTTCTGCATTGATTTGAACGAGTAAGCTATTCTGTTCGATCAGTCTATTGTTGTGATCAGTCAGCTTATTGTTTTGGTCAATAAGCTTGTTTGTTTGCTCTATCAGCTTAAGCACCACGTCTTGCAAATTTGAATCATTGCTCATTTTGATAACACCACTTAAGGTCATCCGGGATAATCAACATCACGCCCAAGTCTCTATGTGCATAGATGTTGATCTTATCCAGATATTTGGTGAATTCTTTAATGGTGGCCTTCTTGCTTTGCAGGTGGTCTTTAATGAAGGTATTGACCAAAACTTGGTAATCCTTTTCAAGTTGACGGCGCTTAGGTCCATCGAATGCTTGAATAACATCTTTAAAGTTCTGCAAAGCCATGTACTTTTCTGCAGTCTCTTGCCGACCCTCAACATAGATCCGGGCAAGAAACTTTTTCTTAAAAAGTAAATGAAGGTCATCCTTTGAATTACCGGTCTTTTGCCTGATCTGTTCAAGCCAAGCCCAGTAAAGCCGATTTTGTGCGGCGCTCCTGTCGTCTTCCTTCTGATTGATTCTAACGACTAAAGGTTTGCCTTCTGCGGCTGCTTTGGAGTGGTTATTGTTCAGATAGTTAATTACCTGAACAATCCCAGAATAACTATTGATTGGGAATGTTGCTGGTTCCATACACTCACCACTGGCTAAACAACCATCTCAAAGCCAACACACTCAGAACCATGCCTATAACAAAGCGGAAATGCTCTGTGATTAAAATCAACATGAAACCAAGCACTAGGCCAATGCCTATTGATAATAATGTGTGTCTGTCCATATTCCCCTCAAAAATTAAAACCCTCGAACTCGAGGGAATTAATTCACTTTCAGATCAACGTCAGGGATGATTGATTGAGGTTTAAAAGCTACCTTGTAGTGGTATGTGCTAACACCTTTACTTGTTAGTTGCTCCGAAAAATAAGTAACATTGTCAGATATACCCAAAGAATGTTTCTTGAATTCTGAATCACCTGTCTTGCAAGTTACATCCACTTTCTTTTCACTTACTGCATCAAAAGAACATTTACCCTCGATTGTGAGAATGTAGTCACCAGTAATCCCGTTATAAAAAACAATCCTACGGTCCAGCTCAAAGTTATCAGCAGCATAAGAAAGGTTCTTAGAAGCTACTTGAGCATCACGTGAACAACCAATCATTGTCATTGTGCACATTAAACCAATAGCTAAGAATTTCATCTTCATTGTTTCACCTTTATAAAGATACAAAAAAAGAGCTTCTCAGCCCTGGTTAAAATAAATCGTCATCAGACTCAAGCATTGCGTTGGTTCGCTTAAGCCATTTATTAAATAGCTCTTCGCTTTCCTGTCTGTTGCCTAGTTGGTAGGTATCAAATAAATGATGGCAGGAAAAACACATAGAAACAGTTTTAGAGTCGCAAGCCTTAATGGATCTGCCCTTACCGTCTTTACTAGAATTAGAATGCGCGGCTTGGCTTGGTGCTGGTGCACCACATCTCATGCATGGCAGCTTGCGTACTTCGGCTAATCGTTTGGAGTCACGCATTCAACATGGACCGTAAATTATTAATCTTGTTTTTCAATCGCATTATGATGCGGTCTATAACAAGCATTTCTTCGAGACTCAATCCAGTACGAGATAAGTTCTGGTAACGGCTTAACTCTTCCGAATATTTATCAAGATTCTTTTTGGCTTCGTTTGTATCCATGTTCACCCCAATCCATTTGACTTAGACGAAGTGAGCTACTCCTTAGCTTTGATATCCACTTTGGCAAGAGGCTATATCTATGCAGCACACTTCTCTAAATTAAATGGCACGCCATGCAGGACTCGAACCCGCATCAATCACACTAGAATTATGATGTCTTATCCAATTAGACGAATGGCGTAAAAAATAAAAGCCCCGCAAATGCAGGGCTGTAAATAAATTCAGTTTAATTTTCAACTTTGCAGATGAGCATCTAATGCTTTTTCAAGACTTGGGATTTCTGTGCCATCTACTCTGCCATGGTAGCCTTTTAAATAAATTAAATATCTCGTGTCATCTCTATCTAAATGATGATAGTAAATAGAATCTACATTAACCTTACCTGATGCAACATCAACACCATCGTCATTGATAGTATTTGGATAAAATGGCGTAAATCCATCCTCATTAAATTGCAATTCAAATGAACCATCATTAAGTCTAATTGTTTCTAAACGAACTAGTTTCATACCACACCATTAATAAAGTAATTTGATTAATAATGCGGCATGTTAATTGGAAATGCAACGACTTGATTTAATATAAGTCATTGTATTCTCAATAGTAAATTAAATTACTTTAATCTTTCCACACTTTCTGCATTCTTTCTGATTGAACATGTCGGATTCACACTCCCAAACATGAAAACAGAATACCTGCCTGATGATTCGGAGCATGTGAACCTCCAAAAAAATAGCCCTACGTTTAAGCATCGACTAGAAATCCAGTCCAGCACATCGGAATCCAATGTTCTAAGCTCGTAGGGCATAAAAGCAAAAAGCCCACCGTTTGGCGAGCTTCTTTAAGATCAGTGACACTTGCTTATACTTCGTACCACTTATCACGAATTTAAAGAACTATTGGCGCCAAGTCAAGGGTTTTCTTTGGTTTTCTTACTTTGGCTTGTTTTTCGGTTAATTTACTCCGCAATGTATTACGTTGCCCAACAATATAGGCAATACCACACTTTAAATCTTGTCTCACGGCGTTACGTGAGCATTTGCTAATGTCAGCAATAGTTTCCTCACTCAACCCATGCACGTAATACAACACTACAAAATCTAGCCATTCTTGTAATGTTGGGTTTGGGTTCATTCGTAAATCACGCAATAATCCACTTACAGCTCTCGCCTCATCAGTAGAGATTTTGCACTGTGGCAATGAGCGCTTTCTTGCATCACGCTTTACGCCTTCTACAGAATCAATCAAGTAAGTTAAGGTGTTACGTGTACCCAAATAAGTTTCAGCATTATCTTCATTAATCCATGCCCCAAATTGCTCTAACCAATTCTCAATTGTGTACTTCTTCCAATTACAAGCTTGTAATACATGCGGTTTATTATTCATCATTCCACCTTACCTTTTGCTTCACTTTCTTTCTTGAATTGATCTAATAATTTATTTCTACCCAACTTCACATACAGGCAAGCTGCCGCTCGTGTTTCTGGTGTTCTTACACCATGGTTATATGCACAACGCAGGACCATCATCTCTTTGTAGGTCCATTTTTCATTCATGCCTCACCACCCTTGAGCGCTTGCTCTAACTTCTTGCCAATCTCAAACATTGACCAGCTCTTTTGAAGGTCTGATGCAATAGACATAGCTTTTGCAATGATTAGTCCTTGTTGATCCACCCGCTTTTGCAGCTCTGCTTTCTCATCTCTTAAACCAAGCAGTTTTTCAGCTTGTGTTTCAATCACTTCGTTTTGATAAACGAGCTTTTGACCTTGCTCTTTTATGTTGTCGTTAAGCATCTGATTTCTGCGTTGCAGCTCCTCCACTTTCGCTTGCATTGACTGCTGACCAGCTTCATATGCCTCCTCTATGCCAACTGAATATGGAATTTTTCCGTTACTAGAACACCACTCAATAAATGTCATTGGTTTATCCATCTCAAACATCCTTTGATTTACACAGTGGGCTGATGTGGTTTTCTATGGGGAAGTCGTCGCCCATATCATTGTCAATGCGGTGGCCTGCTGCTATTTCTTCTGGGGTGGCGTGGCGAATATCTGCATAAGGAGGGAATTCACTAAAACACTTAGCTCCTGCTTCATCCCAGCATTCACGAACAACAATTGAGTCGTCCAAAACAGCTTTGACATAAAACAATCTTTGATGCGGCAAGCTGTGATATACGATCTTTTCACCAACTTTGTATTCTTTAAACTCACTCATGGCTGGCTCCTTTTTCTGCATCACACGTTTCACATTTATCTATATGCCCCCACCCATCATCTCGAATGAAGCCAAACCCCTTACAAGCCTTACATTTGACTTTCTTTTTCTCACCCACCAAGAAATATCGATCTTTCTGGTTGTAGGTAATATCAATAGAACCTGAGTAATAGCGCCTTAACGCCCCATCAATATGAAATTCGTGTGGACCTACACAAAACATCCACCCCGAATCCCCGCCGCACTTTGTAAACCATGTGAAATATGCTTCTCTCCATTTCACATAACGGTCAGACAGATGAGGAGTCAACAATTCAATTAAACGTGCTCTAAGCATCTCCATGCTTGCTGACATATCTCCATAGTGATATTCAAGATCGTAGCTATACTCGCCTGTGTTATATCTAGTTGGCATGAGATTCACCGCCTCCATATATTGATTCGTAATCAACAATTGCTCTTTCTAATGCTTGCTTCACTTCAGGTGCGGTGTAAGGTGAATTTGCATATATCTTGGCTCTTTCAACTGTGTAGTGCTCAATCACCAAAGCAACTGACTCCATAAGACGCTTGAGGTCATCCATGTTCACAAGCTCAATTCTCGGATTAAAACGATCTGAATACTTTTTTGCTTTGGTGCAGTAACACAATGTTGAGTAGTAGCACTCCATATATTTACTTGGGATGCCTTCAACAACCTCTCGCGCCTTATCCAATCCTTGCTCACGAATAAACTGTTCTGGTTTCATTGGCTGCGCTCCCACTTGTCATAACAATAAAAATTTAGAAACAGGATTAGTAAAATTACGATTAAATACCCCCACCAAAATTGCTTACGCCCACACAAATCAAGAAGGGTCAATGTGCAAATGAAGTAAAAAGTGCTGTCCATGAAGGCCAAAGAAAAACGAAATTTAGCTAGACTTCCTGAAAACTGGTGCAGCTTTGCAGCTAATGCAGCCATAACCAAACCCAGAAAAGTTGAAATACAAACAACGGTCATAATGATTAGGAACGTTTTCATTCTGCTGCCACCTCAATTGCCTTAAATTTACAAACATCCAGAAACTCTTGAACGCGCACACTCCCTCTTTTGCCATGTCGATTTTTGGCAATAATCAGTTCAGTGACCCCAAGAGGTTGTAGTGTCTTATCATCAGTGAGCGGATTAACGAGAATAATTTGATCCGCATCTTGCTCGATCTGCCCTGATTCCTTAATGTCAGAAGCTTTCGGTTTCTTACCTTTTTCTGATTCACGATTTAATTGAACGAGCGCTACAACCGGGCATTCAAACTCCTTAGCCATAGATTTAAGTTCACGACTAATAGAGCCAACTTCTTGAAAGCGGTCTTTTTTGCTTGGATCTCTTACAAGCTGAAGATAATCAACAATGATGCAGCCAAGTTTGGTGCCAGCTTTGGCAAAACGGCGCTTAGCTCTCCTTGCATATGCTCTTACTTCACTAATGCTTGGTTTTTGCTTTGGCTCTATCCAGATAGGCAGATCGCTATAAACTTGTTTGTAATTTGCATATTCCTTTAGCAGCCCATCGTAAAGTGTTGCATTGTGTAGGTTGTTGTATGGAATGGAACTAAGTGAGCTAAACATACGATTAGATAGTGTTTCTTTGTCCATTTCTGCTGATATGAAAAGAACACCCTCTTTTTTAAGCATTGCCGTATCAATTGCCATCATTTGGGCTAAAGTTGACTTCCCAGAACCGGGACGTCCACCAACTACACAAAAATGACCGTTTTGTACGGTTCCTAACATCTCATCTAGTGTTTTAAGGTTGAACTTAACACCCGTTGTTTCGTCTCTGCTCTGCTTTTCAAACTTGTCAATCATTTGCTCTAAGGCACTATCGAGAGCACTTCCAAAACTTGCTCCCATATCTGCATCATCCGTCTTATCTACTTGCCCAAGAAGATTTTCAGCCTCAACAAATACATCAGGCAAAGTTGTATCTTTCGCCATTGCAGCAATACGTAAACCAATCTGCTCAATTCTTCGATGTGTTTTGAGTTTATTTAACTGAGTGACATAACTTTCAGCGTTGTAAAAACTACTCGGCGCATCTTGCATAAGTTGAATTAAGTATTCTTCCCCACCCATCAAATGCAAAACGTTTTTGCCTTTTAGGTAGTTACTCACCATTACCACGTCATACGGACAATTGCTTTCTGATAGCTCTACGATTGCCTTGTATATTTGTTGATGACGATCTGAGTAAAAACACTCTGCATCCAATTCTTGACCAATTGTCTCTAGTGACAAAGCTGTAGTCATTAGAGTCGCAAGAACACATTGCTCCATGTTCACATCATGAATATTTGAACTAAACCCCATTACCATCTCCCTTCAATTACTTTGTATTGAGTGGGTGCTGGTTGCTCATCCTCAGTTTGAGGCTGGGTAGCAACCTGAGCTGGATTAGACATGGCAAGAAAGTGATCAAGCTTGGTTGCATCGCGGCAAATTAGCGTTAGATCAGTATGATTGCCCTCAATATGGAATTGAGATTTAGAGCACCCAACAATAGCTGTCTTGATATCTTCAACCGTGTAACCCTCTTTGAGTCTTGCTTGAATTTTGGATTTGCGCGGGTTATCAAGAACGGTTCGATTATTCTTGTTAAACGTCACTTTCCAAAACTCGAAAACCTCTTGAATCTCATTTTTTAAATTCTCTTTAGGCTTTTCAGCAGACATAGGTTCGCCGTTAGGCGGACATATATTATTTTCTTGGTTAGATGGTTCGTTGGTTAGATGGTTAGATGGTTTAGGCTTTGTTTGGGTTTCTTTGGGTTTTTCTGGGTTTAATTCGCTTTCATTTGGGTTTTCTTGGCTTTCATTTTTAAAGCCAGAATTATCAAAATCATTCCCATTATTACCAGAATCATTTTTTGGGTTTTTCTTTGGGCGACCACCTTTTTTGCCATTCTCTGCTTGTTTAGCAAGGAAGGCTCTATACTTTTCAAGCTCTTCTTTAATGTGGTTTTGAATATAAACCCCGTCCTCATTTAATTTGAAAAACTTCTTAAGTACAAATTTAACAGCGTCAATTTCTTCCTCAGATTCCGCCCATACCCATTCAATAGCCTCTTCAAGCGTTGGGAACGATTCACGGTCGTAACAGGCATCCATGAGCAAGTTATAAACCCCATGCTGCAAGATATTTAATCTTCCAGCCTTGCGGTAATAGTCGCCTATATTTCGCTCGTAGTAATGCATTACAACTTATCCTTTGCTCTTAGACGGTTGATTACGGCATCTTCAAAGCGGTTAATTAGTGCGTACAAGTGTCCGTTCTTTCGCAAGTCTTCAATGATTTCCTTTGCGCTATGAGAAGTTTTGTCAAAGTCCTTCTTAATTCCCAAAGCTTTTTCAAGATCCTTATGTGCTTTTCTATAAGCATCAATCGTTTCAACATAAGCATCATGGTCAATTTGCCATTGAGTAAGGACTTGATCCTCATCATCATATGGGCTTGCACAGTCTGAATTTTGTGCTAAGATTTGTTCATTCATTTTGGTTTGCTCCAAATACGATATTCAAACCGCTATCTGTTCCCGCAGATGGCGGTTTTTATTTCTTTGGTGTTGGAATAAAATCGACTAAGAGTAGTTCAGGGTGTTTAAATCTTTCCTTAGCGGGAATACCTCTAATTTTCCAGTTTTGAACGCGCTGAACGTTGTAGCCCAAAGTTTGAGCCAGTGCAGTAGCACCTCCGTGCTTGTCGATAAGCTCGGCATCTTTTTGGATACTACTCATTAGTACCTCGAAATAAATCATTTTGATTGATTCAGTATACACAAACAAAAAAATCATTCAATCATTTTGATTTACACAAAATGTGTTATTATTTGCAGCAATTAATTCTAAGCCTTGCCGAGAGAGTCATGGAAAAGAAGCAAATTCACCCAACAATGGAACGCGTCTACCAAGTCACAAAAATCACTGGGGCCGATTTGGCTTACGCCTTAGATGAGACTCCTCAAATTGTTTACAATTGGGAGCGCCGAGGTATTTCAAAAACTGGTGCTTTCAAAGTATCCAATAAATTTAATATTGATCTCGGCTGGATTCTTACTGGAAAGGGTTCGCCAGTTATTGAAGGCGTTAGAAGCGAACCAATCCCTACAGCTACTAGGCGTGGAGGTTGGGTTCCTGTTAAGTCTTATTCAAAGATGGGGATGGACGGCTATTACACCGAGATGGGTTATTTAGGTAATGGTGGTGATGGTTATGTTCCATCTTTAACGGCGGGACCAAATGCTTATGCCGTAAAGGGTACAGGTGATTCAATGTATCCTGCGATTCGCAATGGTTGGTACGTAGTTTGCGATCCAGATGCAGAGCCAACTCCTACCGAATTTGTTGAAGTCCAATTAGTTGATGGTAGGCGCACCATTAAAGAATTTATTGGAATTGTTAATAACGTTCTTCACCTATTGGCGGTAAATGGTGAGGCAAGAATGACTATTGATATGGAGGATGTTAGCGCCATAGTTGCTGTTACAGACATCGTTCCACCAAGCAAACATGTTATTGAATATCCTGTAGTTGCAATGCAGAATATCTACCTAGATTAAGAAAAATTAAAACAAAAAAGCCCGCATGAGTAAATGCGGGCTTTTTTTATTTAAAAATAATAATTAATCAAAATGATTTAAAATTATCTTGACTGCTTCAAACAAAATGATTTATCTTAAATTACACAAAATGATTGATTCATTTTATAAACACGAAAACCAGAGTCAATGCTCTGGTCTTTTAAGATAAATTATTGTCCTGAAAATTTTGGTCGAGGATCGGGACAACTAACTTTTTGGTGGTCACATTATGAACCAAATCACAGATATTAGTCAACAAGTCGGCGCTAATTCGCATCTCCGTTCTACTAATAAAAACAAGCCTGCTGAAAAACTACTTTCTCAGCTTGATGCATGGATGGCAGATGAAAGCTTATGCCATTACCTTTCAATTCAAATTACTGGTAAAGAAATTTACCCATTTGGAATTATTAACCGTCCGTTCTTTCATCTTGATCAAGCAGAAAGAAAGCTAGAAAGCTTAAAAAGCTCAAATCCAGAAGTGGATTACTACATTACTGCAGGCGCTTTTGCCACCTATGCTTTAAATTTTGAAGACGAAGAGGCGCCAATGTGGGAGCGAGTTTGGCTCAATTTTCATGAGTACCGACTAATAAATCTTCAAGTTCAGAAAATGTCTCATGAAGAGTTGGTAAAACTTGTACCAAATTATGATGAAACATTGCTTTGGCAAGAAACTCAAAACACTGAAAGTGCTTGTCACTATTACATGGCTACAGCATTAGATGAGTCTGACCAAGGCATCTCTATGTCATCAGAGTGGTTTATTGATTTGTTAGATGCCATTAGTGCAAAACAGTATTTTTCCAAAACATATCCTGGTCGCAAAGTTGAGATTCGCTCAGGCGTTGTGTCCACTGAAGATTTAATGGCTTTAGATGGCCGTACTAGTGATTGCTATCAAGCTCTAATCGATGCTCACAAAGAGCGCTTAGCTTCACTTAAAAATAAAGGGGAATAATCATGCGTACTAGTTCACAACTTTTTCCAGAAAACAAAAGCGTGACTGTGGATGACCTTATTGCAGCTCGTAGTGAAGCTAAGAATGATATGGGTGATATCAATGCCCTACTGTCCGCAATTGAGCTAAGTCTTGTTGAAAAACTAAAGGATCACAACTTAAGTAAGTTTGCCTTTGATAAAACCTTTCGCTTGATTGATATTGCCAAAACTCAAGCAGATTTATCTCAGGATTATCGCAACGGTGAGCTTGCTCAATTAACTGGTGGTCAATACCAACTTGATGAGTTGAAAAATAATATTACACACCTAGAGGTTGTCCCAGAGACGCAAGTAATCAACACAAATCATTTAGCTCCAGCGAATGCGGCCATCTCTAAAACACTTACGGAAGGTTTTAAGAATGACGGACGGCGTTAATTACGCCGACCTCTCTAGGGAGGTTCTTTTTAAGGCGTTTTTATTATGGCTTACAAAGATTGGGTATCGCGGGATTGTTAGACCTTGTGGGCGCATGGAGTTTTATTGCGCCACGGTCAGCAAACTTTTTCCTAGAAACGTACACATCATGTATGACGGGAAAACGAATAAAGCAGCTACCCAACTTTATAAAGAATTTGAAAATCATTTAAAGGCGTGATCATGAGTAATGTAATTCGCTTTAGACGAAACGGGCTTGCACACAAGATCAGCCCGCAAGATGTGAAACAAAGATTAATCAATCCAAGTAAGGATGTTGAACTAAAGAAAGCAGATCAAATACTTGGAATTGATTTTGAAAGCTTGCCATATGATGAGCTTTTAAAGTTGGCTAGAGCTGGAGCTATAGACCTTATAGAAACAGATGCTCGCTATAAGAAAACCAATAATGCAACTAAACAGATTCTTCACTTGCTAGGTAGATTCTTGGATCGCCGATCTAAAGAGGAATGGAAGACGTATAACGACTCCATGACACTAGATTCAGAAGCAGCAGCAAAGGCGCATGCATTTGAAGAAGCTAAAGACGTATTGCCAGAAATTGCTGGAACCACATTCGCAACCGTATTTGCAAACAACAAAGAGGTGCAACCATGAATTTTAAGAGGCAAGTAACCCTAACTTATAGGCATCTTCAAGCAACAAGCCTTTTTGCTGCACAGCGTGAAGTAAGGTTCTACTTAATGGGCGTGTTGGTTAAAGATGGAATGATGGCTGCCACAAATGGTCACTGTGCCCTGATCTGTGATGCTCCAGAGGTTCAAGATATAGAGGTGATCATACCTATCGAGATTGTTAAGTCTTTCATTAAAAAAGTGGGTAATAACCCAAAAGTAAAAACTATCACTTTGAGTCAGATTGATGATGAGTTTTGGTTATTGGATTACGAAAATGGGATGTTTGAATTCTTTCGTCCAATTGAGGGTAAGTTTCCAGATATAAGCCGTGTTGATATTCCTAAACCGACCGAACCCCCTAAAGAGTTTGTACAGTGGAATTTAGAATATGTGAGCAACTTTATGAAATGCTCCAAAATTCTTAATTGCCGATTCCCTCTCTTTTATCCATCTGGTGCCACTACTTCAACTTATGTGGAATTTGTGGACGGCGTACACGGCCTGTTGATGCCATTAAGAGTTTGAGGAGAAGGCTAATGTTAGATATGAATAAGCTGAGAAGTGAGTTTGAGGCTACACCTGAAATTAAAGCGCATTTAGATCATGGGAATGTTTTTTTGGAAAGTATGGAGGATTTATGACAGAGGTTAAATTTGTTTCTATGCCTGCATCCGAATTGGCTCAGGTCATCGAAAAGGCATGTGAGAATGCAGTAACTAAAGTTTTAGCAGCCCAAGGCGATGAGCTGCTTAACATTACGCAATTATGTGAACGTATACCGGGCTTATCCTACCATTCATTTAAGAAGTTAGCCAAAGAGCATAGATTCAAAGATATTAAAGGCCGTTATTCGCTTACGGCTGTGAAAGCCGCGCTGCAATCTCACTAGATGTGGGATTGTAGTAAATCATCGCACGCCGCGGATTACTCCACCCAAACATTTTACACAGATCAAGCAGCGGGATTTTTAAAGCAATTTTAGTTGCTGCAGTATGGCGGCTATCATGGAAAGTAAAACCTTCTAAACCCGCTTCTAACTTAGCATCACGAAATTCATCGGTTGCATCATCGCTAGTTATGCTAAATACATACCCTTGCTTTTTTGGGCCGATGGATTTAAAGATCTCAACCGCTTGGGAGCTTAAAGGCACTTCCCTTGCACGACCATTTTTTGTAAGGTCTAAAATTAAATAGTTTTTACTCAATCTAATTTTTTCCCATTTCAGATTGCAAATTTCTGAAAGTCTCATTCCAGTTTGTAAAGCGATTAAAAAGATATAGCGCATCTCAGTAGATAAGAAAGGTAATAAAATTTCTATTTCTTCATCACTAATTACACGTTCTCGATGCGGTGATTCTGAAGGGAACTTAATTTCACGTAGAGGGTTCACTGATAGCCATCGCTTGACCTCAATGCACCAAGTAAAAAAAGCTGACAGCAAAATAAACTCACGCCTAATCGTGGCACCTTTAACATTTAAAAGCCTTTGCTCACGCCATTCTGTTAAGAAGTCTTTATTAACTTGAATAAGCGGCTGATCTACATACATGGCTTTTAATAAAAAGTTTATTTTTCTTCGTTCTTTTTCATAGCCACGTTTATTAATAGAGACAGTATCACGGTACTCAATTAAGGCATCTTTAAATATAATATGGTCGAAAATCTCTAACTTTTCATTCTTTAATCTTACTTCTGTTTCTTGCGCCCACTTCTTTGCATCGCGCAAAGTATCAAATGTTTTTGATTTAGCCGGATGCGGCTTAATTCTAACGGTAGCTGTCACTCTACCATTGCGTTTTTGAAAGGTCGCCAT